GGTGCAGGTAACAGTGATTCACATCCATTTATTGCAATGACAGGTAGAGTACCAGTAAGAGTTAAAGGTACAGTAGAAAAAGGACAAAGACTTGTTTCTAGTTCAGTTAAAGGAACTGCAAGAGCAGTTGCTACTGGCGAGTCAATCAATCCTTTCCATGTAATTGGTAGAGCATTAGAAAGCAAAACTGATTCAGAAATTGGCCTGGTAAATTGTGTAGTGAGAACTAACAACTAATAAATATTAATACTTTTTAATAGAATTAAAAGGCGGCTTTCGGGTCGCCTTTTTTTTAGACAATTAAATCTAAAATAGTTTGAAGTTTACCTTTAATTGCTTTGTTATTCAAAGTATTTTTTAAACCTGCGTGTAAATTTTTAGGCCAACATTCAAAAGCAGTCCAACAATATCCAGAATGTTCTTCATTTAATTTAGGAATAAATTCATTTTCAACTGCAATAAGATATGTATGAAAGAAAAATTTTTGATCGTTTGAAGTGAACAACTCTAAAGGAATTACTTTTTTAAAAACTGGCGTATTACCAACTTCTTCTTCAATTTCTCTTTTAAGTCCTTCAAATGCTGACTCAGTAAAACGTGCTTGTCCACCAACTAATCCCCATAATCCTTTAGTTTTTTCAGCAGTTCTTTGTAAAAATAAAAAACGTTTTGTAGATGTACAATAGAATAATGCACCCGAACAGATTATATTTTCTTTCATAATTTATTATAACAATTTATTGAAATTTTATCAAGGAGTAGTTTCGTCTTGGCCGGAATCAACGTTTCCAACAAAACCGCCGTCAATTACAATACTCCAATTACCAGCAGTATAAATTCCTTCGTATGATTTAACCCATTCAGTTCCGTTGAATCTATATTGTATTCCTGTATTAGAATTTGTAACGTAATGCTGTGTAGAATCAGGATCTGATGCATCAAAAACTTTTATCCATTTACTTTGTGGAGTACTATACTCAATAATATCGCCAACCGATGCAATTAATGTCCCCCAAGTAGAACTTTGTACTGTTGCTGTAGAGTCACCTATTTCGTCAATAATTAGGTATCTGTCTCCGTTCGCTGGCGAGTCTGGAGCAAACGTTAATGGATTAATTATTTTTTTAACTGATGTCAATGTATTTGCTGGAATGGTATCTTGGTCAATATTATATAATAAAATTGTATCCTCTAAAGAACTAGTGGCAATAGTTCCAACAATTTCGTTTCCAGTTGGTTGTTTCAATCTAATTTGTGATGTATCATTTCTAACCTTGCCATACTGATCTAAAAGAAGTTTCCAATTAACTGCTGGTCCAAATGTTTCAAATGGGTCTGCTAATCCTGGATCTCTAGCACCTGTATAATATCCAGATCCTCCTGAACCTATTCCGGGATCTGTACTTGACACAGTTGTACCTGTTGAACCTAATAATCTTAATTGATTTCCTGTAACTAATAATCCATAATTGTTTGGTGTAACATAACTTCTTGTTAACATAGTACCGTCTATTAGTCCTTTAGTAATTCCACCGTCATCATCATAAATGCTCATTATAATTTTTTGTATAACACCTAATTTTTTTACTTTAACTGGAGGTGATAACCATATTGGCATAGAGAAAGTTAATGATGCTATGTCAATTTCTGTGTCTGCACCAACTGGTATCGTTCTAGAACTAAATGTTATGCCTGTTAATTCAACATAACTTAAACTTGTCCAGTCAATATAGTTGTCTGATTTTTGAATTTCAAAATCAGGATTAAACAAATACAAAATTTGTTCTAATACTTGTAGTTTTTGATCTGTATTTGACGTCCAAATATCTGCTGTAACTTCTAATCTAAAAGGAGAAGGCATAACTTTTTCAACAGTATATCCTGCACCTAGTTGATTACTGTAAGTACCATCATCTAATTTGTCTCTTTGTCTTAAATGTTGTTTTTCAATATGATAAGGATTCTGCATTCTTTCTCTATCATAGTTTAATTCTCTAACATAACAAGCAATTTTTGGCACATAATTTAATGCATTTTCACTATTATTTCTAATAATATTTGCTACTTGTCTAGTTGGATCTCCATATACAACTGGAACTGCTCTTAAAACAATTTCGTCAGTTTTATTTCTTCCTGTTTCCACAGAAAAATTACTCAAAACTCTAATAAATTGAGTTAAAAATTTTCTAACCTGTCCTTCGTAAAAATGTAACATTAATCGTCAGCCTTTGGTTTTAATGCATCAGTTAGTGCTTGTCTTTGATTAACTGTTAAACCGTTTATTGTAGTTGTACCAGAAGCATTAACAAATTTAGTTTTCCAATTTTCTCTACTGTCTGTATTTGATGTAGTTAGTCTTACTGAATCTTCTATTTTAATCCATCTGATTCCATCATAACGGAATAATCTATTTGGCAAATAATCTGTTCTTAAGAAATAATCACCTTTATCAATGTTTGAAGTTGGAAATGAAATTCCAAAACCAGCAGGATGACCGTTTGGTGCAACCCCATCTCCATCTAAATAGAAGCCATAATGGCTTGCCGCTGGTGTATCTATTGTTGCATTAATTGGTTTATCTGAACTTACTCTGTCTGTTGAATTTACATTATCAGTTCTAATATTGCCTCTTTCATCAATAGGTGCAACATAATATTGTTTATAATTAAATCCTGATTTAGGTGCATCGCTTTCTGCGTTTGCAACTATTTGGTCATTAATAGTTTTTTCTCTATTATAGGTTGACATATAATCTGCTACAGAACCAGTTGTAGTAGCATCACCTATAATATCTCTAAATTCTTGTGCGTCAACTAGTGTTTTTAATTTTAATCTTAATAGATGTGGCCACCATGTTTGTGAAAACCCTTCTGCCGCTCTGTTTACATCTTCTACAACATAGTATCTTTTAAGTGCAATTGGTATACTTTCATCTAATGAATAATCTTCTTTCATGTGTGGGAATTCAATAACGTCTCCAGACATAGGTTTTCTACCTAATCTTTCAACAACATCGTTCATATGTACAGTTAAAAATATTGTATCATTTTGTAAAAACATACCAAATTGAGACAAATTAAAGTCTATATCTTGTACATTATAAATTCCTCGAATTATATAAACATCTTGTGAATATTTTCTATCTCTATTTTCTAAAAATAGTAAATCTTGTATAGTTCTTTCGTTTAAACTATCTCCAGAATACTGTGGTTGTGTCGCAGTTGCCGGGCCATCTTTGTTTGTATTACCTTGGTCGTAAGGTCCTAAATATTTGTGAAAGTGTAAATCGGTTCCACCCACAGTAAACATCTCTTTGATGTTACGATCAAAGAACTTATAATCATTCCCTTTTTCTGGTTTAAAAATCGACAATCTAGGCATATTATCTATATTTATAGATAGTTTGATTACTATAAATATGTGTATGTCAGAACTTCAAACAGGTCAACAAGAGATATTTGATTACGTAAAAAACAATCTAGGTGAGGGTATGATAGATGTGGAATTAGACCCTAAACACTATCAAACGGCCTTAGAAAGAGCAATTAATAGGTATAGACAACGTAGTTCAAATGCGGTAGAAGAGTCATATGCTTTTCTCGAATTACAAGAGAATCAAAATTCATATATTTTACCAGATGAAGTTATAAACGTAAGAAGATTACATAGAAGAACCGTAGGTTCCAGAACTGAAGGTGGCGAAGGCGGTACATTATTTGAACCATTCAATTTAGCCTACACAAATACATATTTGTTAAGAGCAGGTGCAACAGGCGGACTTGCAACATATTTTGCCTTTGCAAGTTATCAAGAACTAGTAGGTAAATTGTTTGGTTCATTTATTCAATTTCATTTTGATGTTGCTACTAAGAAGTTAACAATTACGCAAAGACCAAGAGCAGATTCTGAAACAGTATTAATGCATACTGATAATTTTAGACCTGATATAACATTATTCAAAGACATCTATGCAAAACCGTGGATTAGAGATTATGCACTTGCAGTATCAAAAACTATGCTAGGAGAAGCAAGAGGCAAATTTAATACTATTGCTGGTCCACAAGGAGGCACAACTCTAAACGGTGCTGAACTTAAACAGCAAGGACTTGCTGAAATGGAAAGATTAGATATGGAAATCGGCAACTTTGCAGAAGGTGGCACACCACACAGTTTTGTGATTGGATAGTGATTGAACAAATAAACAATTTTGTTTCACAACAAACATTAGATAAAATATGGAATGCTT